GGCCGCAGCGGCTTTGTCACGTCTGACGTGTTCGATGCGGTTGAAGGCGTGCTGCCTGAGCTGATCGAAGTCTTCATTGCCAGTGACAAGGCGGTGATCTTCGATCCCGTCAGCGCTGAAGACGAAGAAGGCGCGAAGCAGGCAACCAGCGCCGTCAACCACGTCTTCTATAAGCAGAACTGCGGCTTTCATGTGCTGTATGTGGCAGCCAAAGACGCGCTGTTGCTGCGCACGGGCGCAATCAAATGGTGTTGGGATGAACGTCGCACACCCGAATGGGTGACGTACAAGGCTGTTGACGAGGTGCAGCTAGCGTCATTCCTGATGATGAACCCCGAAGCTGAAGTTGTCAGCCGGGAGCCATATGAGCCGACCGACGAGGAAAAGGCGCAGGCCCAGCAGCAGGGCATCGAAATACCGCCCCGCGTGACTGTGCGCATCAAGACCGTGAAGAAGCGCGGCACGGTCAAGCTGATGAACCTTCCTCCCGATGAGCTTGAAGTCTCGCGGCGCCACAACAGCCCGTTCTTGGCTGATTGCCCGTTTGTTTGCCACAAGTCGGAGAAAACTCTCTCCGAAGTGCGGCAGATGGGCTACAACGTCACCATCGAAGACATCAAAGGCGCGTCCAATGATGGCAACATCGATGATGAATGGCGCGATCAGTACGATCAATCGCACCGCTTCCAAGACGACCAGACCGAAGATGAATCGATGGTTCGTGGCTGGCTGCGGGAAGAGTACGTTCTTGTCGATTTCGACGGCGACGGCATAGCAGAGCGGCGCAAGGTTGTGCGGCTGGGCAACAAGATACTGGCGAACGAGGAAACGTCACACGTTCCCATTGCCGCGTGGTCTCCTTACCTGCTGACGCACCGCGTTGAGGGCTTCAGCGTTGCCGACCTTCTGGAAGACTTCCAGCGGCTGCACACGGACATCGTTCGGAACCAGATTGACAACCTTGACTTGGCGAACAACCAAGAGACGGTTGTCTTGACCGACAGCCAAGGCACGCCAAAGGCCAACATTGACGACCTGTTGAACCGCAGGCCTGGCGGCATCTTGCGTGAGCATGCGCCAAATGCAATCAGGCCCTACGTCGAGCGCTGGCAAGGCATCGAAGCCATGCCTATGCTTGAGTCGATGGAGCGCGACAAGCAATCGCGCACGGGCTACATCCCGACGATTGACGGCCTAGACGCTGACGCGCTGAGCAAGACGGCAACGCAGGTAAGCAAAGAGTCAAACCGCAGCCAGAAACGCTTGAAGATGATGGCGCGCATCATGGCTGAATGCTTGGTGGCGCCGACCATGCGGGGCATCTTCAAGACGCTGACCGACTACTGCATGGAGCCGCTGAGCTTCAAACTGAACAACACTTTCGTTGCATACGACCCGCAAGAATGGCGCGATCAATACAACATGACCGTAAACGTCGGTATCGGCACCGGCGACCAGATGCAGCAGGGCGCGATGCTCATGCAGATGGGCGCTGCGCAAATGGCCCTGATGCCAACGCCACACGGCTACCTTGTCACGCCTGAAAACATCTTCAACCTTCACGCGCGCATGGCTGAAAACGCAGGGTTCAAGAACCCGGGCGAGTTCATCAGCGACCCGAAGACAGTGCAAAGGCCGCAGCCGATGCCTGACCCCAAGGTGCAGCTTGAGCAGATGAAGATGCAGGACGGCGCGCAGCGATTCAAGGCAGAAATGCAACTCGACGCCTACCGCTTCAAGGCCGAAAAGCAGCTTGAAATGCAGGTTGAATCGACAAAGCAGGAAATGCAGGCCCGGCAGCGTCAGCTCGAGATTGAACAGCAGGCGCAACTGAAGGCGCTGGAAGCTCAATACGCCGACATTGCCAGGCGCGAACAGTTGGCGTTTGACGAGTGGAAGGCGCGGCTTGACGCTGAGGTCAAGTTGATCATTGCCGACAAGCAAGCGGCGCTGAAGTCTGCGGGTTCTGAACCTGAAGACATGGGCGAGAAGCCCGACAAGGCCGACGACGCCAGCGAAGTGCTGCGAGACAATATCGGCGACATCACGGGCGTGATGAAGGGCGGCAATTTGTACCGCGTTGACCGTGATGAAATCGGCCGCCTGCGGGGTCTGTCTCCGCTGCAGATGATGGGCGCTGCTGACTAATGGCAACGTACACGTCAACAGATAGCGGCCTGTGGTCTGCTGGTGCTACCTGGGTCGGCGGCATCAAGCCACCCAGTTCAGCAGGGCACAAGATCGTCATTGCTGCGGGGCATGTGGTTGAGTATGACGAGGCTGCAGGGGAGTATGGCGACGACACCAGCAGCGCCACGGCTGCGAACAACGCCATTGTTGTTACTGGCACGCTGAAGGCTTCTCGCACGACAAACACCAGCCTGACGTGTCGCGGCACGTTGCAGGTAGCGACAAACGGCACGTTTGATTGGGGCACATTGGCAGACCCCATCCCTAGCGGTGTGACGGCTGCGGTTCTGGTGAACTTCTCGGCTACGCTGGCGATTGGAAAGCACGTCATTACGACCCGCAACAGCGGCAACGTGACGTTTACGGCTGTCGGAGCAACCCGCACGCGAAACACGCGGTTGACCAGCTCTACGTCAGCCGGGGCGACCAGCATCACGGTCGATGATTCGACAGGCTGGGTGGTTGGGGACCGCATCGTTATTGCGTCGGCAACAGACAACCCAACAGGCGCCCAAGTGGTGGTTATCTCTGGCGGCTCTGCCCCGACGTGGACGGTTCCGGCTATTTCGGTTGCACGTTCTGCGGGCTGTCGAGTCGGCAACCTGTCTAGCAACGTCTCGTTTTCGGCTGCGTCCGCTGCGTTTGGTGGCGCTGTTGGCTTGGCTGTACTGGGCACATCAACAACCGGCGCGTTTTTGCTGAGAAACGTTAGGTTCTCTGAACTTGGGAACAATACGGCATGGGCCAGCATCGACACTTCAGCCGTTTACACGGCAGCAATCGGCATCGCTACTTCGCGCATGTCCCCGGCAATAGTTGAAGATTGCGCATTTGAAACTGTTTCCGCTCCTGGCTCTGTAGTTGGCTGCGCACTGGCAACCACGGCAGTAAATACGCACATTTTCAGGCGCAACGCTGTGCATATGGCAAGCGCCACAGCAGCTGCGTTTTCCATTGCTTCGGGCTCTACTGCGCTGCTTGGCGAGAACGTCGTTTATCGGGCTGTCACCGGGCTGTCAGGTGTTGGTGGCGCGGGCTGTGCGCTTGCGACAATCACGGGCGGTGAAGTGTGGGCGACCACCGACATAAACATGACTGTCGGCAACGCAACGTCGTCGGGTACTGATTGGCATGGAAGCACGGTGTTCTTTACTGGTCAGGTGGGCGGCATAGATGCGTCGGGCGGGTCCATATCCGCACCGCTTCTGCTTTCTGCTAGTGGCACTGGTGGGCTTTCACAAATTGCATTGTCAAACGTGACGTTTGGAAGTACGGCATTGACTGCCACGCTGACGGCTGGGAACGTGGCGTCATTCAACATGCAGGCGCTGATTGCTGCTGCAAACGGCGCGGCAGATGACAACCGGCTGCGGACCTACTACCTAGAGGCCGTTTCCGATACCAGCACGCGGCGGCGCAGTACATACGCGGTAAAAATGCTGCCGATGGTTGCGAACACGGCGGCAGAGTACAAATTCAAGCTTCCGGCTGTTTCTGGTGTTGCTCAGACCATCAAGGGATCGCTGCGGTTTGATTCGACCTATGGAACGGCGAACCCGCCAGCCATAGCGCTATCCGGTCAGGGGGTGACAGCAAGTTTCACAGCGCCGGCCACGGCCAATGCTTGGCATGACTTCACCCTTTCTTTTACGCCTACAGGAACAGGCGACATCACGGCGACGGTGACGATTCAAAGCGCAAGCACCAGCGGTTTTGCTTGGGTTGATGGGGTCTATAACTTCCCCATGATTCAATCGGTGCGCCACTTCGGCTATCAGTGGTTGCCGCAGGCTGAACAGATTGTGGACGCGCGAATCACACTCACTGAAGCGGCGGCGCTGGCCTTGCCTGTGGCTGTGAACCACGGCACAAGCACTATCACGGTAACGGGTGCAGTCACTGCGCGCGAAGTGTTCGAGGCCTGCATAGCAGACTTGGTGCAGACGGCCAACCAAATCCAAGCCGTTCACATCGACAGCGCCACGGGTGACACGTTCGACACGACGTACACGGTTGTTTTGTCTGGTGCGGGGGCTGTCAGTGGCAACTACACCGATTCGGCTGGTGTGCATGTGGAAATCAGCATTCCTGGCTTGATCGCAGACACCCGCGTCTATCTCCGCAACATGACAGACGGCGTGGACATCGATAACTCGAAGCTAGCCAGCACCGGCTACACCTTGCCTGTGACGTGGACGGCAGACAAGACGATTCGACTGCGGGCTGGCTACGCCGAAGGCGCGGTTGCCAAATTGCCGATTGAAGCGACTGGCGTGCTGACAAGCTCGGGCCTGACTTTCATCGTCACGCAGACAGATGACACGGTTTACAACACGCTGGGCATTGACGGCAGCACTATCACCGAATTCACGCCCGACATTCCAAACGTTCAGATCGACATCAGCGACCCTGACGGCGAAACCAGCGTGCAGAGGCTCTACGTGTGGGTATCGTGGATTCAGACCAGCGCAATCGGCATCGTCGCGATGTTCCGTGCTATGTCTGCCAGCGACACGGCGAACTATGTGATTGATCAGGACATCATCGACGCGAAGTTAGACAACGTTGGCACTGACCCGGTGCGCATCGTTGGCGGGTATCTGTCGCGCAAGGACGGCAGTACGCTGATTGTGCCGACCAGCAATTCCATCCAGATCGACCCGGGCAAGGCCTACATTGCGGCAGGTGGATCACTGTCTGCTGTGGTTGAGGGCACGTTGACTGGGCAGGACGTGCTGCGGGTGATCCTGGCGGCAGTCTCGGGCAGGACAACGGGTGTAGGCACCGCATCTGAAGAGTACCTGAGCGTTGCCGGTGACAAGTCTCGAATCACGTCGTCATTCGATGGCGAGGGCAACCGCGTAACGGTGGCGCTAGACGGGGCCCTGTGAAGCTCTTTGCTGGGCGGCTCTTTGCGGGCCGGCAGTTTGTCGGGCGGCTGTTCGGGCGCGAACAAGTACGCGACGAGACAGGAATACGCGGCGGGTTCGATGTCGATCAAGAGCCCACGCTGTGGTGGAAGCGGAAACCTAAAGCGCTTGCACCTGAAGAAGCCAAGCAACGGCTGAAGCGTGCTGCCGAAGTCATCGTATCGAAGGCTAAGCAGCACGCAGACGACAGGGAGCCGGTTGCACAGCGGCGGGCAGAGGTCAAGCAAGCGATAGCGCCGATGCTGGCGCAGATGCCAGGGTTTGACTGGCGCCCGATGTACGACGCGGCCTATTCGTGGGCTGTGTCAATGCTGATCGCGCAGGCACTTGACGCGCAAGAACAAGCGAAGGCGATGGCCCAGGCAGCGATTGCCAAGGCAAGGCTGCGGGACGAAGAAGAGGTTGCTCTACTAATGGTGCTGATATGAGCGTTGAACACGACGAAGTAGACCGCGCACGCCGCGCCCAGGAACTGCTGGACAACGAACTGCTGAAGGGCGCACTTGACGCAATCGAGCGCGAAGTCTTCGACATGTGGGCCAACTCTCCAGCCCTGGGCGACATGGAAAAGCAAGCGCTGTGGCAGCACATCAGGGCATGCCGCAATTTCCGCAACATGCTGTTGGGCTACATCGAAACAGGAAAACTTGCAGCGGCCACGCTGAAGCGCTTTGAAGACAACCCCAACATGATGCAGCGCATCTTCAAGCGCGCTGCATAAAGGAACTATGGCAACCGTACCAATAAAACCGTGTGTTCACGGCCCTAAGTCCCCTGCGTAGGGGTTGGTGAGGCGGTGACAGCCGGAGAGACGGCAATCCCGAAGCCACCTTCTTAGGTGGCTTTTTTACGCCTGTTCGCAGGCATTGAAGAAGGAAGTGTATGGAACCCACCGACCAGGCAACTGGAGTGGACCCGTTCGAGCAGTTGATGGGCGCGATTGGCAACGATGACGCAGAGGCCACCGGACAAACCGGCGAGGAAGAAGCGCAATCAGAGCCAGAGCAGGCCGCAACAGACGAAACGGCGCCGACAGAAGAAGCCCCGCAACTGGTAGACATTGACGGCAAAAAGCTGGAAATACCGCAAGGTACGCCCCCGGCGCTTGTTGAAACGGTCACCAAGCTCGCGGCAGACCTGAAAGCCGATTACACCAAGAAGACCCAGGAAATTGCCGACATTCGCAAAGCCAGCGAAGCGCGGTTTGATGCCATCCAGAAGCAAGAAGAGCTGCTGACTGCCAACATCAAGACCGTCGCCCAGTTTGAGGCCATGCGAGAGCGCATTGCGCAGTTTGAGCAATTGGACTGGGGCGCACTGGCCGAAACCGACCCCGCACAGGCGACAAAACTGCACATTGCTTATCAGGCACTGCAGCGCGAAGCCGGCGTCAAGTATCGGGAAATCCAGAGCGCAGAGCAGCAGCGCCAGCAACTGAGCGCAACAGCAACCGAGAAGGCGCGCGAAGTGGCCCGCCTTGAGCTAACCAAGCGGCTGCCCAGCATCAACGATGCCGACCGGCGCGGAATGATGAAAGCGGCGCAGGACTTGGGCGCTACCGAGTCGCACATGTACGACCCGGTGTTTCTCCACGCGCTGCACAAGGCCGCGCAGTGGGATCAGTTGCAGGCAGCAAAACCCAAGGCAATGCAGAAAGTCGCGGCGGCACCTGTTGTGCTCAAGCCGGGCGCTGCGCAGCAACGCAAACCGAATCAGGCCGCTTACGAACGCCTCAAAAGCAGAGGGCGTATCGAAGACCTGGCCGCACTACTTTGAAAGTGAATCATGGCTCAACCTACCGAAACATTTGACAGCTACGACGCAGGCAACACCAACGCCGAAGACGTGCACGACAAGATTTACATGGTCACGCCCGAGAAGACGCCCGCACTGTCCAGCGGACGGCGCTTCAAGGCCAACCAGCGCGCCCATGAGTGGTTGCGTGACGCCCTGGCGGCCCCCAGCGCTACGAACGCGGTGATTGAAGGTGATGACCGCACCGGCACCGCGATTGCTGCCCCTGGCCGCGTCGGCAACTACACGCAACTGATGGACAAAGTTGCTGTGGTGTCGCAGGCCCAGCAAGTCAGCAAGGCTATCGGTCGCAGCAATGACCTGAAGTACGCCATTGCAAAGCAGATGACCGAACTGAAGCGCGACGTGGAAGCGCGCTTGGTCAGCAAGCTCCCGGCTGTGGCTGGCAACTCAACCACGGCGCGTGCTACGGCTGGCCTGGGTGCGCTGATTTACACGAACGCGCTGCACAACGGCGCGGGCGCGACGGCTACCCATGCCACTGGCTTTGCGACCACGGCCAACACGGCGGGCACGGCACGGGCTTTCACTGAGGCGCTGGTGAAGACTGCGATGCAGAACATCTACGTTCAGTCTGGAGAAATGCCGACTATGGCGATGATGAGCCCGGCTCACAAAACCGTCTTCAGCGGCTTCACCGGCATTGCCACGAACCGGTACAACCTGAAGGGCCGCGAGCAGGCGACCATCATCGGCGGTGCTGATGTGTACGTGTCCGACTTCGGCACGCTGACCATTGTTCCGAACTACGTGATGGTGGGTAGCACGGACGTATTCTTGTTGAACGGCGACCACTACGGCGTGGCCTATCTGGACCGCTTCCAGTCGAAACCGCTGGCCGTCACCGGTCACACCGACAAGGAACTGTGCTGGGTGGAATGCGCCAACGTGGTGACCGCTGAGCGTGCGCTTGGCAAGATCAGTGACCTGAGCGGCGGCTGATAGCGAGTTGTCTCCTTGATTGGGCGCCTCTACGGGGGCGCCCTTTTTTTTGGGCGATCAATGAAGACATACGAAGAATTTGACCAGCAGCTAGGCATCAAAACCACGCTGCATGAGGTCGAAGGCAAGACCGTTTTCCAGAAGACCTACGACGCTGAACCTTTCTTGAAAGTGGCTGCGGAGCACCGCGCACTTACAGAAGGACAGCGCTGGGGTGAAGGGCGATTTGTGGGCACGATTCCACCCGCAGAGCTGGCGACCATGATGCGGCGCGACGGGACTATCAGGCCAGAAGCTGTTACGGCCTGGCTGAAGTCCAACCCGGCAATGGTTGCGTTTTCTAAGTTCCTGAAATGACAACCTACGCCACGTTAGCCGCTGATGTTGCCAAGTGGGCGGCGCGCGACGATCTAGCCGACATGCTGCCCACGTTTTGCCGGCTGTTTGAGGCCCGCATAAACCGTGACTTGCGCGTGAGACGGATGGAAGCGGCCTTCACCGGCGCGATTGCGTCTAACGTGGTTGCACTCCCTGCCGATTGGCTCGAGTTCAAGCGCATTTGGCCGGCTGCAGAGCCCAAAAGCACAATGCTGCCGCAAACGCTGGAAGTGGTGCGTGAAAGGGTTGAGGGCGTTCCTTTCTACTACTCCACCGATGGGGCCAATGTGCGCTTCAACGGTGCGGGAGACGTGGAGGGCGTGTACTACCAGTCCATTCCCCCGCTAACCGCTGATGGCGTTACAAATTGGCTGTGCACTACGTCTTATGACGCCTACCTGTTTGGCGTGTTGGCAGAAGTGGCTGATTACATGATGGACGATCAGGCACTAGCCAAACATCAGGCGAAGTCGTCAGCCATCCTCGACGACATTAGAGCGGCTGACAAGCGGCTTACTGGCCCGCTGGTGTCTGTCAAACGATGATTCCGCTGGTTGGATTCTCCCCCGACGCGGACCCTACGGCGCCGGGCGTCATCACCGATTGCAAGAACATCATCCCCAGCGAGTACGGGATAAGGGGTGCTCCGGCCCCTGTGTCGGT